GGGATCGCGACGATCACCTTCCCGGTCACCTCCGGGTCGGCGGCGGCCGTCAGCGACGGGAGCACCGCGGGCGCCACGACGCACCGGCAGTTGATCCAGCAGGCCGGGTCACCCACCGGATCGCCGGGGAACATCATCTCCGCGCCGTCGCACACGACGAACGGCACGCCCCATGGCACCACCTGACCGTCGGCCTCGACGTGGAAAGGGCGGACCTTGTCGTCCCGGCGCGACAGCCACATCTTGCCCTCCTCCGTCTCGGAGGCGAGCACCCGCGCGCCGTTGACGATCGCGGTCCCCAGCCAGTCGGCGATGCGGCGGGCCTGCGACTCGGCGTCCACCTTCTCCAGCCCGGCGCGGACCCGCTTGGAGAACCAGCCCCACGCCTTCGCGGGCGTGTCGTAGATGGCGAACTGGTCAGCCTCGCCCTCGTACTGGGCGAGGAACGCGAGGTACAGCGGCTCCTCGATCGCGTCAGCGAAGTCCTCACCCGTCAGCCCAGACGTCAGGGCTTGGTCGATCGCGCCGAACAGGTCAGCCGACACCTCGGCCATCCGCTTCACCCGCGCGACCCGGAACGACTCCCGGTAGCCGATGTCGGACATGGCTCACCCCTTCCCGTTCACAACCTTGTGAGTCGTCACGGCTCGATGACCCCGGCGGCGATGAGCGCCGCCTCCAAGTAGTCACGCTGGTGCTTGCGCTTGTCGCTCAGGATGAACCGGACGTACCCGTCGAGGGCGGCGCAGACGCGTGCGGTGTCCGCCATGTTGCCGGTCTGCTCCAGCACGTCCCCAGCGAACCCCCACGCGCCCTCCAGCGCGTTCTCCGGCACAGCCTCCACGTACATGTAGCGCCACTGGGCGGGGATGTCGGACAGTTCCGCCTTCCGCGCCCCGGAGCACAGCCGGTTGCCGACCCGCTCCAGCGCCCGGAACACGAGCACGTCCGCGGCGGCGATCCGCCCCTCGCGGGACTCCCGGTCCTTGGTGGACCGCTCCCGGTCCGGCACCCGGTTCTCCGGGTGGCCCTCCAGCGACCGGCGGTTGTCCAGCACGGGGGTGATCTGGGTGTTCGACTCCCCCGGAGTCGTCGGGCCGAGGTCGGCGCCGAGCATCCGCAGCGCGGCCTGCGTCTGCTCCGGGCTGGTCGAGCCGGTGGCGATCTTGCGCAGCAGCCACGCCCGCAGTTCGTCGGCGCCGGGCGCGTCCTCCGGCTTGAAGCCAGTCTCCCGGCGCATCGCCTCCCCGGACAGTTCCCCGCGGTCCCACAGTTCGATCGACTCCCGTGACCGGTTGGGCCGCAGCCTGATCTCCGAGGTGTCCGCGACGACGTAGTAGTCCTCCGGGTCGGGGACGACGCCCTTGAGCGAGGGGCGCAGGTAGGCGGTGGTCACCGCGTGGGCGATGACGGCCAGCCGCGGCTCCAGATGGGACTTCACCGCCGCCTCGTCCACCAACCACGCGTTCCAGTGGTTGCTGTCGGCCATGCCGAGCAGCACCTCAGGCGGGGTGTCCAGCCCGAGGGCGAGACGCTTGACCGCGTTGTCGCGCATCTCGATGGTCTTGTCGTCCAGTTCGGTCCAGAACGTCAGGTGCTTCACGTCGGCCAAGAACTCGCCGGGTGCGGTGACCACGATCGGCACGACCGCGCTCGCCGAGTCGCGGTCCTTGATCGGGGTGACCATCGCCTCCGCGAGCGTCGCCATGAACAGGTCGGCCTGCGACGCGTTCGGGTCGGCGTCCTTGGGGACGGGGAACGTGATCTCCGACGGCAGCATCAGCAGCCCGGCGCCCGCCAGCCGGGACTCCAGTTGGGCTTGGACGTGCGCGTTGAGGGTGGCGATCTCGGCCAGCGTGCCGAGGTTGGACCGCACCGGGCTGTCGGCCAGCAGCGGCTCCCGCGGGTGCGGCGACCACACCCGGATCGCCATGTCCTTGCTGCCCAGCGGGGTGCGCTTGCCGTCGCCGAGGTTCGCCGTCAGCGCCTTGCCCGACCCGGTCACCTTGTCGTGCGACAGGCAGAACCACTCCGTCTCGTTGACGACGACGTGGTACATCTCCCCGGGCACGGTCAGGTGGACCCCGGTCTGCTGGAGCATCTGGGACTGGCCCTGCCAGCCACCGAAGTAGGCGCCGAGGGCTTCCGCCGCGGGGCCGTCGGTCTGCACGGTGAGGACCCCGTCGATGTCCTTGGCGGCGACGAGCCGGGCCCGCGACATGACGTTGCCGACCCAGTTCGACACGAACCGCAGTTCGCCGATCCTGTCGTAGTAGTCCCACGCCTGCATCTGCCACTGCTGTGTCTTGCCGGTGGCGTTGCGCACGACCGGGGGCATCCGAACGGCGCTGGCGACCAGCCCTGAGTTCTCGGGCACTACGGGTGCGGTGCGGCGGGTGCGGGCCATGTCATGCCTCCGGTGGGATGTCGCGGGTGTTGACCATGGCTGCGACGTAGGCGACCGCCAACCAGCCGTGGAACAGCCACCACGTCCAGTGCAAGTCGGAGAGGACCGCCCACGCGATCGTGGCGGCGGCGAGGTAGGGGCTCGTGCAGAACGGGCAATGCACCAGTTCGACCCACCCGGACCGGTTGAACGCGGCGTCCCACTTGCGGCGGAACCACGCCATCGGCGGATAGTCGTCGTCAACGACGAGGCGGGTCATGCGGGCCACGCCGAGGGTGCCGACGATGACGGCAGCCAGCAGCGTCGGCCAGTCATAGCCCCACATGACACCTCCCGATCGCAGTATTGCAGCCGCGGGTCACGCGGCGCCGCCTTGAATCACACGCAAACGTCCACTCGCGTCGCGTCGCAGGCTCGTCGGGCTGGTCACCGACGCGGCCCCGCCGCCGCGCATCAACTCGGTGCAGGCGTAGACGAGCGCGTCGACCCGGTCGGGGGAGTCGGCGTCCTCGTACGGCTGCCACTCCGTCATCTGCGTCTCCAGTTCGGCCAGTTCCCGCCCGACGTGGTGGATGTGGCCGGTGTCCTTCTCGTACCGGCCGACGACCGGTTCGGCGCGCAGCGCCTTGCCGCGCCGGGCGGTCCGGTTCAGCACGCGAGCCCCCGTGTACCCCGACGAGCGCAGCGTGTGCTCCACCATCTCGCCGCCGAAGTTCTTCTCCACGACGACCGCGTCAGCGGAGAACTCCTCGTAGGCGGCGTTCACGGCGGCGGCCCATCCGGCGGGCGAGTAGTGCCCGGACCGGTCGGCGAGGATGTAGATGTCCTGCCCGGCGATGCCCGCGACGACGATGCCCGTCTCGTCGGCGGACTTCTTCTTCGACCCGGCCGGGTCGACGCCGACGACGATCCGGTCGAGGTCGGGGGCCTCCGACACGCGGGCCCGCTCGATCAACTCCCACGACCACAGGGCGCCCTCGACATCCTCCAGCACCTCGGCGTTCAACTCCTGACGGCCCAGCCGGGTGCCCTCGTACTTGGGGATGATGACCTCCCGGTACACCGCGGACAGGTTGGCGAGGTTGTCGTAGGTGGAGGCGGCGCTGATCCGGGTCGACGGCGCCTTGATGAGGGTCTTGAGCCACGGGCGGGGCAGCGGGGTGGTGGTGACCAGCACCCACGGGCGGCGGCCGAGCCGCAGCCCGAACATGAGGTTGTCCCAGACGGCCTGTATCTGGGCGATGTGGGCGCCCTCGTCCACCCACGCCCAGTACGACTCGGGGCCGCGGAGCCGGTCGGGCTCCTCCCCGGAGAACAGGGTGGCGGTGGCCCCGTTGTGGAAGGTGACGCGACGCTTCGACGGCTCGTACACCGGCTTCTTCCCCGGCGGGTACACCCGCAGGATGCCGGACTCGCCCTCCAGCATGATGTCGCGGATGTCGGGCGCGGTCGGGCCGATGAGGCTGATGCGGGGCACCTTCTCCACGATCCGGTGGGTGATCTCGGTGCCGGTGCGGGTCTTGCCGGAGCCGCGCCCGGACTTCATCAGCCACACCAGCCAGTCGGTGCCGGTGGGGGGCCGCTGGTCGGAGCGGCCGTGGTTCCACTGCCACGTGTCGTGGGGCTGGCCGTCACAGGCCGCGTTCTGGCAGTAGAACGGGCGCCACGAGTCGTTCTGCGCGGCCCGCAGCGCTTCCAGCGCCTTCTCCTGCGCGGCCGGGGTCCACTTCTTGTACAGGTCCGGGTCGATGGTCATGTCCGCAGCGCCCTCGCCTGCTTGGCCGTGGCCCGCGACCCCCACACGGACAGGTTCTCCCGCAGGTCGGCCACGTCGCAGCCCTCGTGGGCGGCGGCGGCGGCCAGCGCGGCTTCCCGCACGTACGCGGACGGGTGCATCCCGGTGTCGCGGGCGGCGCGGGCGATTGCCTGCGCGGCCTTGAACCCGAACGCGACCCGGACGCTCCACCGGTCCTCGACCACTTCGCGCCACGCCTTCGTGACGTTCTTGCCGACGACGGCGGTCCGCCAGTCGACGGCTTCGTGGGGGGCGTCGGCGTCAGCGGCGAGCATCCGCCCGGCGTCGGCGTCGGCAGCCTGCTGGGCGGCGTCGGTGGCCTGCCTACGCTTCGATGGCAAGGATGTCCGCCTCCTCCACGTCGATCACGTCGGTGCGGGACACCATGGCGGCCACCCATGTCTCGATCTCGGTGGTGGTCGGCGTGTAGACGACGACTTCGGTGGGCATGTCCAGCCCCATCAACTTGGCGTGCCGGTCGACCATGGACAGCGCGATCCGGGCGGCGGGCAGGTGCTCCGGGTGGGTGGGGTCGGTGGCCTTCCCCCACACGCCGCGCAGGAGGCGCAGGATGCGGGCCTCCTCCTCGACGCGCAGCGCGTTGCGCTGGTCGGGGTCGGTGTCCCGCGCGGCGAGTTCCGTGACGACGAGGTCGCGGGCTGCGGCGGCGTCGGCCAGCGCGAGGGTGTCGGCGATCTCCGCGTAGGACGCTCCGGCGAGCCGCAGGGCCAGTCCGGCGCGGCCGGGGCGTCTGGCGATCTCGTCGCGCTGCTGGCGCTTGCTGGTGGGCATCAGTCGCTCCCGTCGAGGGCGAATCCGCAGTTGGGGCACCGCTGGGGCTCATGCTGGCCGAATCCGGCGGGCGTGTCGATGGATTCCATCAGGGCGGCGAGGTCGTCGCCGTCGTACCCGGTGCCGATGAGCCCGCCGTCGGCGTCGATGTCGCGCAGGAGGGCGGCGAGGAGCCCGTCGTCGTAGTTGCCGAGGTCGGCGGTGCGGTTGTCGGCGAGCAGGATGCGGGTGGCCTGCGTGGAGGCGGGGTGAACGTCGAGGCGGACGACATACACCTGCTCACGGCCCATCTCACCGAGCGCGAGCCACAGGTGGTGCCCGGCGAGGATGGCGCCGTCCTTGGCGACGATGATGGGCCGGTAGACACCGTTGGCGCGGATGGATTCCTTGATGGCCTCCACGTCACCGTTGCGCGGGTTGCGTGGGTGCTGGGTGAGGCTGCCCCACGGCACCCGTTCCATGGTGAGGTCAGATGTTGGCACGGGCGTCCTCCTCCTTGAGCCATGACAGGTCGGGGCGCATCCGGCGGCGCACCCCGCGTGGTGGGTAGGGCGGGTGGATGTCCATTGTGGACCCCCACTGCGCTGCCATGGCTTCGGCCATGCCGGGGTAGGTGCGGGAGCGGTCCTGCGATCGGGTGGGGCTGGGTGGCATCCGGTGGATGCGTTCGTCGCGGCCGTCCACCGGGTCGGTGCTGTTGAGGCGCTTGAGCCCCTTGAGCCACAGGCAGGTGGCTTTGACCTCGCCGTGGCCGAACCACCATGGGTGGATGATCTGGTCGGGCTTGCGGATGTGGGGCCCGATGGCGCCGATGGGGTTCTCGATGGCGATGCGGGGGATGTCGGCGGCCATGAGGGTGCGCACGAAGTCCAGCGCCTCGTCCTGCTCGGTCCGGCGGTCCTTCCACCACCGGCTGCCGGATCGGGCGAGGTGGGTGCAGGGCGGGTGGGCGACCATCAGGTCCCAGCCGTCATCGAGGATGTCGCGCACGTCGCCGTGGTGGTGGGGGCCGGGGACCTCGGTGGGGAGCAGGTCGGCGCTGACGGCGTCGTGGCCGTGGCGCAGGAACGCGTCTCGGACGGTGCCGGTGAACTCGCAGGCGACGAGGACCCTCACGCGCTCCTCCGTTCCCCTCCCCGGCTCGGTTGGAGCCTGCTGGCGTCGATCATGTGCCGTGCGGCCCACAGGAGCCAGTCGTTGATGGTCATTCCGCGTCGTTCGGCCTCCTCGGTCATCATTCTGGCGAGGTTGGCGGGCACGCGGGTGGTGAATCGGGTGCGAACACCCTTGCTGGGCCGTCCCATGGGCCAAAGGTAGCCGATTCTGGGCCAACTACTCGGTTCTGGGCCGTTTCACAACGTTGTGAGCGCCTCTGACACGCCGAGGGCCCCCGGAGGCTATTCACGGGGGCCCTGCGGTATAGTTGTCGGTGCGGATCGACAGAGAGAGGCTATCAGACGTGCCAGTTATCCCGAAACCGCTGGATGCAGCGGTGTGCCGCGCGGTTGTCGCGTCCCAGCGGTGGGTTGACCGCGTTGAGCGGAACACGGACACCGGTTGCTTGCTGTGGGTGGGCTTCCGGGACGCGGGGGGCTATGGTCGGGTCGTGGCCCGGAGGACAGGACGGCGCAGCCCGTTGCTCGCTCACCGGGTCGCGTACGTCGCGGCCACTGGCGCGGACATTCCCGAAGGGCTGTTCCTTGACCACTTGTGTCGGGTCCGCAACTGCGTCGAGCCGTCACACCTGCGTACGGTGACGCACCGGCAGAACATGACCGCTCCCGGCGTCCTGCTATTCGGCGGCGCGCAGGGCTGGAAGTCGAACGTGACGGAGTGCCCGCACGGGCACCCCTACACCCCTGAGAACACGAAGTGGCGGAAGTCGGCCACCTCGGTGAGCGGGCGGCGGCGTCAATGCCGCACCTGCTGGAACGAGGCCCGGCGCCGGAGCGCCGCCAAGAAGGCTGCCCGCACCTGACGCGGCCGGGGAGCCAGCGCAGCCGGGTGCGCGAGCGACGATCCGAGACACAATCCCCGGGCCGGGGCCACGAAGGCCCGGTCTAACCCGCGTCAGAGGCGGCACAGCCCGCTGTGGGAGATGGGCTCCCCACGAGGTCACCAAGACAACACGCAGGTGACCCGCAGGACTCGGGACGAGAGTCGGTGCGCCGCAAGGACAACTTGCGCACAAGGGTGGCGAACGCAGGCACCACTCTGACCTGCGAAGCCCTCTACGAGAGTCCGAGACGGTCCTCCGCGCAGCGTAGGGGGCCCAGAGAGTATCTGCCCCCGAAACAGGGTGTGGAACTCAGGCAACCCGTCGAACCACCTTGCAACTGCTCGCGCGGCGCGGCGCGCGGTCCGGGGGGATGCCCCCGGTGTGACGTGGGTCACACGTTAGCTGGTCCCGGCAGTGTGACGCACGTCACGTCACAAAGTTGTGAGTTTGGTAGTTTGGCTAGCGCTAGATGGGGCATGATTGATGCACGGCGCCACCGTGGCGCCAGAGGGGACAGCCTCCGACCGACCCGCTCGCACCGGACGCGAGCGGCAGGAGGGACGACAAACTGAACAGCGGACGCGCAACCAACAGGGAGTGCGCACGGGAACCGGCCTCGCAACCCGGACACTACGAACCGTGCAAGTCTCCCGCGTGGAATGCCTGCCATCCGTGGCCGACTAGGGGAACCTAGCCGACTGTCGCGGCTCTCGCAGAATGGTGTAAGTCGCGCGGCAGACTCGACTCTGCCGATAAGGGCACCCTGCGACTATGGCAGGGGCGTGCCTGTCAGTCGAGCGGAACAGTTATCTAGCGCAACCCTGCGACGCTATGCCGGAACGGCCGTTAGGGACCACAGTGTGGGACCTATGGCGCGGAACGTGTATCGGCCGATAGGTGACCACGGATGCCGGATCTATCCCCGGACCGTGCGAGCGGGATTCACAATCGTTGTGAACAGCGCGAGCATGATACTGTTGCACTAGTGCCGATAGCCTTTAGTGGCCGGGGGGACAATCCTCCCCCCGGCGCGCTATGGGGGATCGGCCCCCAGACTCACAAGATTGTGAGTCAACCTAGTTCCCATGGAAGGGGAATGCATCATGAACAGCACTACCTACACTGCGGCCGACGAGGCCGCTGTCCGCACGTTCGTCGGCGCCATCACGGGCGCCACCGCGGACGACGCGATCATGGCCGGCTGGAACCTGACCGCCGGAATCATCGCCGAGCACGGGAAGGGTGCCCGCGCCGTCGTGGAGGCCATCGCCCCGATGCCGGGCAAGTCGAAGGGCTCGCAGAACAACGCGTGGACCGCTGTCCAGTGGGGCAGCAAGGTCCTCACGCTGGTGGACGACACCGACAGCCCGGAGGGTGCTACGGCCGTCATGACCGAGTTCAACTACCGTGCCGCGTCGGGTGACCTGCCCGGCATCGCCACGACCGTCCGGGCCCTGCTCAAGGAGGGGAACCGGTTCAGCACGGTGGCCGCTCTCGCCGCGGCGCTCAAGGCTGAGCGGCTCGCCGTGGCCAAGGGCGACGAGGAGGGCGACGACCAGACGCCCCCCGCCGAGAAGAGCGAAGCGCAGCGGCTCGCCCTGCTGATCGCCGCGGTCGGCAAGCACGCTGAGCGCTACGGGCTCGACCCGGTGGACGTGGCCGCGGCCATCTTCGACCACTACGACAACCCGCAGGCCGCGGCCGACGAGGCGGCCGACGAGGCGGCGCTCGCCTCCTGACCGGACGCTCTACGGTGCGGCTCACAACTCACAAGGTTGTGAGCCGTGCCGAGTCCGCCCGGACTGACCCGACGCTCTGGAAGGAGCACCCCATGCCCATCACCCCTGCCCCCGCCCGCACCGTCGCCACCCCGTGCGGCAACCGCGGCAACGTCCCCGCCACCCTCACCCTCACCCCCATCGCCCCCGACGGCTCACGCTGGTACCTGACCGGGCCCGCGCCCATGCTGCGCGTCGAGTGCGACGGGTGCGGCGAGCAGTGGGAGACCGTCGCCGAGCACTACGTGCCCGAGCCGTGCGACTGCGGCTGCCACGCCCCCGGCATCATGACCGCTGCCGACTGCTGCGACTGCTGACCGGACGCTCCCGGTGGCGCTCACAACCCTTGTGAGCGACCGCCGAGTCCGCCCGGACTGAACCGATCCCACTGGAAGGGGAACCCAATGCTCCACCTCAATACCGCCGCGACCGTCGCGGCATCCGTGCTCACGGGCGCGGCACTCGTCACCGTCGGCACCCTGCTGCCTCACAAGGTTGTGAGCGACCCGCTCACCGTCGAGGCCGCGTGGGCGTCGTGCGTCGAGACGACGTACAACATGGGCGGCGGCACCGACTCCGACTTGGCCCGGTGCGACCGGCTGTACCCCGTCGGCCCCACCGTCGTCGCCGACTGCCTCTGGAACGCGGGCGAGGGTGGGCAGGACTGGCCCGCCGACGTGACCGCCCGGTGCGGCTGGAAGCGAGGCTGACATGTACGACGCCCTGACCGTGCGCTGCACGTTCTGCTGCGCCGACATCGACGTGCCCTGCACGACCGCCAGCGGCAAGCCTCGCCGCGCCCACCGCCAGCGCATCGTGCGCGTGGCCATGTGGCCGCAGGACGATGCCATCCTCGCGGGAAGGACGATGGTGACCGAGCGCCGCGAATACTGCCCGACGTGCGGATGGGTCGCCGTCGACCACGAGACGGACCGCGTGGCCGTGCTCGTGTGCGGGCGCATCCTGCCCGTGCGCTGACCGGACGCGCCCGGTGCCGACGCTCACAACCTTGTGAGCGCCGGTGCCGAGTCCGCCCGGACTGACACCCCACAACGCTCTCTGGAAGGAGCACCCCATGACCACCTACGTGATCCGCACCGACTCCGGTGCCACCTACGTGCTCGACCTCGGCGCCATGCGCGTCACCCGCCTGTCCGACACGCCCGGCGTCGGGCTCGACCGCCCGGCCGAGTCCTTCGACCTGCACGGCTGGCAGGTCAGCCGCGGCAGGCTGGAGGCGTGGGTCGTCGGCGACGACGGGCGCCGCGGCAGCATCACCAGCACGCCGATCGCCCGGATGCTCACGCCCGACGGGACCGTGCTGCACCGGCCGTGGGCGCACGCCCTGCCGATCGTC